CCACCGCTGGTTCTGCTGCAAGAACTGGTGGCGGACTTGCTGGTGGTCGTCTTGGTGCTCTTAAAGGCGCACAGTTGGGTGGTAAATTTGGACCTAAAGGTGCCCTTATCGGTGGTGCTATAGGTGGTATCGCAGGTTACCTGGGTGGTTCCTCACTTGGAACAAAAGCGTTTGATGCTGTCCAGTCTCCCAAAAGTGCCGCAAAAAGTTATACGCAGTTTGTGAAAGGACTTACCGGTAATAAATAGAAGTAAGAAAAATCTACAATAATATGGATCCCTTATCTCCAAAACAAATTAGGTCTCTTAATGAGGCGTATGGTTCTATCCGTTCTTCTGAGGAAGAAGTATTGAAAGAGGAACTTCTTCGTGAGGAGAAAGAATCTATTGATATTTTATATGAAAGTCTTGTTGAGTGTGGGATTATTTCCGAAGATCAAGAAAGAACTGAAGAATTGAATGAGGGTCTGGGAAAATGGTTCAATACTCTTAGAAAGGACCCCACATTTAAGAAGTTGGTTTCCGAACCGATCAAAGCTAATTTAACAAATAACATATATCCTGCTGTTAACAAATTTGGTAAAAAGGCGTTTAAAGCTGGTGCGGCAACATTGGGTATAAAAATTGGTGATGATGTTATTACTGGTGGTGCCGGTCAACATGCGCTCAAACATCTGAATCAGGAGATTAAAAAGGGGGGTCAGGAATTTAAGGACAATGTTCCTCTTGATAAGAAACCCGACCCTAGAGACGATATCAATAATTACAAGAAAGTAAATGGTAGATGGGTGTATCAAAAATGATTAACGAACAAGTCGTAGTAAAGGGTGGAGTTAGAGGATTCGTAGATCCAGAAACTGGTGTTTGGTTGCCAATTGGAGAGGCAGAACCTGTTATAAGGGGACAGGGTGGTAGACCGTTAAATTCTACAAGACCTCAAAGAAATCCATCCACATCCACATCTACACCTGAACCTACACCTGAACCAAAACAATCAACAGGAATGTCTAATATTCCTCCACAAGAGGGGATGATAAACAATCCTGATTTTGGTAAACCTGGAAGTGTTTCTGAACCAGAAGAACCTAAACCAACCACTACATCAGATTTAAAAATTCTCAGAAACAAAGACGGTACTGTAGCAACTAAGTATTCCAAAAATAGTGCCGGTGACACACCCATGCAGCAGTGGGCAAAAAATTTCCCTAAACTTGCTGCCAAAGTAAAACCAGGTAAAGCAGGGTATAAGGAAATTAGATCAGTATCTAACCCTGCCACAGCAGCTACTGGTGGTGTAAATCCTAGATTGGGGACTTATGCCATGATGCAGCAAGCAAACATGAATAATCTGATGTCTAATTATGGACGATCTAAACAACCCATTTTACCAGTATCACAGAGGACTATGAAAAAAGAAGCATACGATGTAGTTTTAGACTACCTCCTCTCTGAGGGGCACGTAGACACCGTAGAAGAGGCGCATTACGTCATGCTCCAGATGACCTCTGAGCACGTCCAGGAGGTCGTAGAGGAGAGAACTGCCGCTGATCCTAAGATGAAGGCAAGGATGGGATATTCCAATCCAGCAATCAACGGTAAACCAGTTTTATACCCTAAAGGACATCCTGAAGAAGGCAAACCTATGTCTTTCAATAAGGCAGAAACTGATGGTGTAAACATGTATAGAAGAGCAAGCGAAAAGGCTGGTAGAAAGATCTACGCCGACGAACCACTACCTAAGAAATGAAGACATATAAGGAGTTCTCCGAGCAGGCATATTCATCAAAGTCTCAAATTGATGAAGGTCTTGGCACTGCTCTGAGAATGATTGGTAGAGTTGCAAAGAAACCACTTCAAAAAGCAGCGACAGGTGCTATGAATTGGTTTAACAAAGGAAAGAATACTCGCATTCCAAACGAGGCACAGGCACCCTTTGGAACGCCTCTGGAGTATTTCAAGAAGAATCCTAACCCCAAAACTCTGTTTGGTGATGATGCCTTACAGAGGGGTATGAGCAATAAGGCATATAAGGCAGGTGAAAAACCTGGACTTCTTGGAAGACCTGACAGAGCATTTGGTGTTGATATTCCACAATCAATCAGGCAAAGAAGGATTGTAGGAGTTCCTGCAAGTCAAGGTGGTCCTGGATCAGGTCCAACTCCAATCACAAGAGAGATTGTGAAGAGACCAATAAGAGCTCTTAAAGGCTTGACAAATAACTGAAACGTCAATAGACTAGGTTTGTCCCGGTTAAAGATAAATAATAGCTTAATATTATAAATATAGTATGAGCTATGAGAATCCCTGGTATTTTAAGGGAACACCTTTTTTATCTGAGGATATTGACGATAACTTCGGTTTTGTCTATCTTATTACAAATACAAGATCGGGTAAAAGGTACATTGGTAGAAAGTACTTCTGGTCATTCAGAAAACCACCTGGTAAAAAAAGGAGAGTAAAGCAGGAATCTGATTGGCAAAAGTATTACGGTTCTTGTCCAGAATTAAAAGAAGATCTCAAACTATACGGCAAAGAGATTTTCAATAGAGAAATTTTAAGTCTTCACGATACGAAGGGTAACTGTAACTACGAAGAGACAAAGCAGTTATTCTTAAATAATGTCTTAAGCGAGGCTCTTGACGATGGGTCGCCCGCGTACTATAATTCCAACATTCTAGGGCGTTACATGCGTAAGGACTATGGTAACTTTGGAAGAGACGTGTCTAAAGACGACTGACTGGGCAATAGATCGTATACATACTCTCTGTGAATCCAATACCTTTACTAGTATTGATGACGCCTTTGCAATTCAAGGTGAATTTTATGAGTGGTTGGACCCAAATTCTCTAACTCATGACATAATCTCACTAGAATACATAGGAGACAAGTATGACTACTAGTCACGGACCTTCTAAAGAATTCAAAGATAGGATTCTAAAAGAATGTAAACGATTAACTTCAGAGGGCGAGCATATTGAAGCATCGCATCTTTTTAGAACTTACTTTCCTGATGAAAAAAAGTTGACTTATGATCATTGAATTATTATTAACATTAACTCCACTTGATTATCAGCATTTAGCAAAAGTTGTTCAAGTTGAAGCAGCACCAAACACGGCAGATGAATTCTGCGTTGCTGCGTCAGTATTGAACCGAGTAGCATCTGATAGATTTCCAAACACGGTTTCTGAAGTGGTCCATGCCCCAGGTCAGTACGAGGGCATATATACTAAGAAATCAATTGTCCCGAATCCAAAACTTGTAGAGAGGTTGAGCTCTGTACAAGGTAGGAATAGTATACTATTATGGTCAAAGGTTCTCGGTGGCAGAACCGACTACAAAGGACAATCTATGTTGAGGTATCGGGTTCCTTCTGAAGATCCGATGTGTCATCCCAAAGGAAACTTTTATCACTATCACTGGCAATAATGAAATTCAAAGAACTACTTCGCGGCGCACAAGCAACAGTTGAAAAAATTCTTTCTCCCAAGAAAGAAGAAAAGATTGAATGTGCTATTGATGATGAAGTAGTTGATTGTTCTGAAGTAGATTCAACTCCTTTTACTGGTATTCCTGCTCCTGCTTATCTTCCAGAGGATCCTTGGTTTGGTCCTACTCCAAATCTTACTGAAAAGCAAAAGGATTATATGGCAGTTGAGATGGAGTGGAAAATTGAAGAAGAAAAAAAGCGTGAAGAGTCTGGTGCAGAACCAGACGACATTCATCAAAAGATGTATGAAATTGCAACACAAAATTGGAACACCGTTAGCGAAAGTCAGGGTGGTTCAGAAAACTTCCAGGAAGGACCTGGTGGTTGGCAATCGGGTAATGGATGGAATGTTTTTAAAAAATGACTGAAGATTGGAGATTTACTGACGAACGTATGCAGCTGAGAGCTGCTGTGTTTCGTGCTCTACAACATCACCTTGACGAGAACTGTAGGGCAGTATATGAGTTTTGTCATGATTGGGTAAGTCAAGGTAATCAAGATACGACCAACGTTGAACTTTATTTTCAGGAGTATTTACGTGATGTTCACCAAGAAAATGTGTGGAAACTTGAAAGTTGCCTTAACCTCAATCCTACTGAGCAGTTGCTTCCTCGCACCGACTCTGAGAGCGGAGAACAAGGCGACTGATCCAATCACTGAGGAAGAATACTTTACGAATCATTCAATGGGATGCATGTTACTACAGGAATGCACCGATCATGTTCAAGAACTTAAAACAGTTTCTGACCTCAACAAACACGAGGAACTTGCTGATATTGATTACAGTATTGTTGCTGATGAGTTTGACTCTCTCGTCCGATCACTTAATAAGGTCGGAGCTAAAGTTTTTCTAGCAGACATGCGATACTTTCCAGTTGGACATCGCGGTGTCTATCATACTGTAAGCAATAACTTCTTTTTGAACGTTGCTCATATGCATCGCCCTGGTACTATGATGTCGGTAATGCGTCACGAAGGATGGCACGCTGCTCAGGATTGTATGGCGGGTAGCATCAATAACAACTTTATCGCGATCATTAGAAATCAAGAAGATGTTCCCAAGATGTATCAGGCAATCGCAAAGAGTGCTTATGCGTCTCAACCACATGCTATTCCTTGGGAAAAAGAAGCATACTGGGCAGGTCATACTGAGGGTATGACTGCTGCAGCACTCAAGTCTTGTGCCGCTGGGACTATGTGGACTGATTATGAACCAACACCAATGACACGCGAATGGTTGATTGAGAAGGGGTTCATCGCTAAATAAAGCTGCCTAACCCCCCTTTTACCATGCCCGAAGAAGTAAAGAAGGAAGAAGTAAAAGAAGAAAAGAAAAAAGGACCTATTGGAAAGTTGAAAGAAAAGGTTGAGGACTCTGAAGAGCATCTCGCCATTCTTTCAACTTTTGTTCGTTTAGGGATTCTTGTTTGGTCTGGTGGTATTCTTACCCTCAACTATGTGACCATTCCTAACTTCCCACAAGGGAAGATCGATCCAACCTTCATAGCCTCCGTCTTCACAGGTGTTTTAGCTACGTTTGGGGTCCAGACTGCTAAGAATAAGAATGGTAATAGTGGTAGTGCCCCTGCAGGTGGTGTGAGCAAATCTGATCTGGAGAAACTGATCAATGCCGCCGCTCAAACTGCCCCTGCTCAAACGATTAGGATCGAGCAAGCACCACTCCAAATCGGAAACGGACCAGCAAAGTCAGACGATTCCTACAAGATGTGATGCCATGAATATTAAGTGGGCGACATTGACAGTGGGAGCATTATTTGGTTTTGCTCATATCGGTATTTTAGGACATATTCTTAATAGACCACAATATCCTGTTATCAATTTTCCAGACGGTGATTATTCTTCGTTTAAGGTTCAGTCTGGAAAAAATGGTTATAGTTTTGAATATAAGGCAAACGATCCTACTGTATTAGAATCAACCAAGTCCTTACAAGTTGATAAGGACAAGCGTGGATTGTTTGGTCCTACTACTGAAATGCGTCGTGAGTTCCGCAATGATCAATACACGATGGATGGCACTCGCAACATGGGAGGTGCTGTAGACCCTGAGGGAAAGTCACTTGCAAAAAGCGAAGAGTGCATCAGGGTGGACGCTGGCGCACGAAGTCAAGGTGCGATGGCGGGAACCGCAATTAGTGCTGGTCTAGTCGTCCCTGCAGTTAGTGGTATACCTTATATCGGATGGTTAGCATCTGGATGGGCAATGCTTCTAGGTAATAAGGTAGGTTCAGAACTTGGTTCTGAAATTGGTTCTGAATTCAGTGATTGCTAATGAATTTAGTTTTAAGACCTCTTGCTGATACTAATGATGTCACATGGAGTATTATCATTTCCATATTGATACTCCTTGCTGGCGTTGCATACTACATATATACAATTATGAGTATGGCATTCAAGGAGTTGGACGATGAGCGATCTGACAAATAAAGATGCAGAACAGGATACAAAGATTGCTGTAATAGATAGCACTCTAGATAATTCTATTCGTCGCATTGAAATGGTTCATAAGCGTGTTGATGGCACGAATGAAGAACTTGAAAAACTTCAAGAACGAGTTCGTAAACTTGAGAGATGGGTGTGGTCTGCTGGTGCAGTCATCACTGCTCTTATAACTATTGTAGGAATAGCAGACTCATTAGACGCCAAGGAGATGAACTATGGGAGCGATGATACCACCAAGCAGGAAGTCGTGTTACAACTTCCGAGTAGTTGAGATAAATCGTGTTGTTGACGGCGATACTATTGATGTTACCATTGATCTTGGGTTTGACTTATTCAAGAAAGAAAGAGTTAGAGTTGCAGGCGTTGATACGCCAGAGAAGAGGACGAGGGACCTAGAAGAAAAGGAGTTAGGTATCCATGCCACGAATTGGATCAAAGAGAAGTTGGATGGTGCCATTAGTGGGGATGACGATCTTATTATTCGCACTGAGTTGGTTGGTGGTATGGGTAAGTATGGTAGATTACTCGGTTGGCTTTACATCGGAGACTCTGAACTATCTCTCAATGAGCAAATGATTGACGAGGGATATGCTTGGGAGTATGATGGTGGCACAAAGAATAAGAACTTTGAGGAACTTCGTGAAATCCGCAGGGCACATGGCACACTTGTTTAGTTTTTTATTTGCAGTAACATTATGGGTACAAGTTCCGCAGTGGTCAGATGATTGGAGTAATTGTGCTGTTGATGTCCCTGATTCATCTTGTCACTGGTATATCGTTAATGCCGACAACACCTTCGGAGAAGGTTTTGACTGGGAAACAGCACCGTGGTTTGATGTAAATGGTTTGCAGGATATTGCTAATCTACATGATGATGTTATAGATAGTGGGTATCAATATACTGTTGAGGCACTTAACGATGCAGAAAATAGTTAATGTACTCGCGTTGTCGTCTTTTGTTGTATCTGCTGCCGTTGTTGGTGGCGGCGTGTATGTTTATCTTAACAAGGACGCAATGGTAGAAAGCGCCAAAGAGAAGATCACAAAGGCTGCCACAGAAGCAATTGCTGGAGCACTTCCTGGAATGTTGGACGCTGCTATGCCTGAACTACCTGAAGTGACGGGTGGTGCCATCCCTAGTGGTGGTGGAGGACTGCCTAAGTTCTGATGGCAGAGATTCGTGATATTCGTAATGTGGAAGTTCGTGATATAAATGTCCCTAGTTGGATGACAACTCCACCAAGAATCCCATCTGCCCCTCCAGTGACGGTGCAGGTGGGAGTTCCTGTAATTGATATTCCTGGGTGTGTTGAGGCACACATTGATAATAAGAAGGGAACCAATGATAAGTTGGTTGAGGATGACCCTGATGGTTCTAGGGTCTTTTGTGATGGTAATATGCCATCGTTCAATCCTATTAACTATAACCCAGAAGAGTTGAAGTATGAGCAACCACCACCAAAACCTCCTGTTGTAAGACCGCCAGAAACTCCTGAACCGCCAGAAGTCCCTAAGGATGCTGTTCCTGAAGTAAAAGCACAGGAAGTACCCCCTTGTCCTGGACCTAATGCATTACGTGTTGGTGATGTAGCACAAAACCAGAAAGAAAGAGTATCTGGGTATGAACTGCAGACAGTTGATGGTGAATTGATATGTGTTACTCTTTGGGAAGATATTCCTATCGTAGCTCAGTATCTACCAGCACCACAGGTTGCTTCAACCACTGCTGCCATTGCAGTTACTGCTGCTTCTTCTGCCCTGTTAGCAAAACCACTGGCAGACTTATTACTTAAAGTATTCAAACCTGTAATTAAAAAAGTAATTACAAAGATTTCAAAGATTAGGGGGAAGAAGGTAAAGATTGAGTCCTTAAAGGAACGCCGAGATCTTCAGCGCGAACGCTCACAGGCGATTCGGACGCTGCGGAGGATGAAGGACGGGAAATAGAGTGAACGTGTGGTGCGATAGCAGTAACATTATCAACCACTACGTCAGCACATATAGAATAGTATGGACTTTTTGGATGAAAGCGAATTCCTTTCTTCATCAAATCTCCACAATTTTTGAGTCTGGCTATCTCAAAATCGAGCCTCTTATTGGCAGTTAATTGTTGTTGTAAAGCAATCTGTGTTGCTGCTGCTTTTTTACACTGGTCTTGTAATGTTTTATCCAGAGGTGTACTCCAAGTCATGGAGAAACCTACAGATAAGTTAGTATTATTTTTTTGTCCTGTTCTAGTCGGTACGTGATATAAAATATCTCCTGGATTATCTGGAGCTCCGTCTCCTGTGGGATTACCATTCGCATCAAAGTCACCTGTCAGGTCACGCATGTCAAACACGGGATCCATATAGATGTCTTCATATGGATGTTGTTGAGAAAGTGAACCTGTAACGAAGGGTGTAAAGTTTACAGTGGGACCTTGACATTGTATCCCTCCCCCATAAGTATTAGTGATATATGGACCTTGTAAAACCTGGATCGCCTGATTGGTCACCGAGCCTGAACTATTCGCGATTGGAGATGCAGTAGCGGAGACGCCACCAACACCTTCTGCTCTTACGGGTGCTGCAAATAGTAGTGCGATTATTGCTGGAAGATACTTGTAGTGTCCGTTACGCTTGTAACGGTTGTCTCCCTTTGAATAATTGTGTGGTTGCTTAAACCTGGACCAGAAAGCGTTTGTGTGAACTGAAACGCTGCTCCTGGTGTTGTTTGTTTGAATTGAGGCGTTGCCGTGACCCCTGTCCATTTTGAATTCACCCCTTCAATAGTTACATTAACATCACCTGTTGTTGGTGATAAAACTCCACTGGTTGGTTCAACACCACTGCCAGTTACAGAATACTGATATCCTGTATTATAATCCATAGAATTAATTGTTTCAGTCACGGTAGAAGTTGTCTCCGTGTGGCTACTCATTGAGCCCTGAGTAAAGTTCGGGACCACCGGCACGGAATGTCCAGGTTGAACTAATCCATGAACAATACCAAGAACCAATCCTATCCCGATTGCTTCTTGTAGTCTAGTCATCAGTCGAAGATACTAATTTCAGAAACGAATTGAGCGGTTACACTAGTACCAGCACCTTGAGTAGTACCTGTGACACTAATCCCGTGTCCACTATCAATGGTTCCTGGTTTGGCATCTCCGCTGTAACTACCAGCAGTTCCTGCAGTATATACAGTGCTGTTTGTTCCAGTTGCATCGGTAGCATCACCTGAAGTAAATGAATTACTATAAGAGAATGCTGCACCAGCTGATGTTTGATATGCAGTTGAGAAATCTCCTGCTGCTGAACCAGTTGTAAGAGATCCAAGACCACCGACAATTTGATCTGCGGCAGTGAGGGAACCACCGTCATTATCCATAGTAACTCCACTACCAGCTACTGCAAAACTATTTGCAGTTCTGGAGGTAATGGTTCTAGTCGGATCTACAGTGTGCTGAAGACTTGACTGGTGTCTAGTAACGAGTCCGCCAGCGTGAGATGCACTAGCAGTCATCAATAACATAGCAAAAGCAAAAAGACCTGCTTTCATGTGTATAATTCGGTTTGCTTTTATTTAGCTTGACGGTTTTTGAGAAATGCGTTATACTGGATACATTCAAGACTCAATAGCTCAGCTGGATAGAGCAACTGCCTTCTAAGCAGTCGGTCGTAGGTTCGAATCCTACTTGAGTCGCCTAATCCTCTGTAGCTCAGCGGTAGAGCCGACGACTGTTAATCGTCTGGTCGCAGGTTCGAATCCTGCCGGGGGAGCCGCCCTTATAGCTCAGCGGTAGAGCAACGCTTTTGTAAAGCGTAGGTCGTTGGTTCAAATCCGACTGGGGGCTTGACCAGAGTACATCTTTCCTTTATAATAACTCTTGTCCGTGTGAAGGATGTGTCTGGGAAGTAAATCAGTATTCATTGCGCAATACTCTTGTTAGTATTCAGCTCGTAATACTTATTCCCACCACCTGCGGTAGTAACTCAACGGTAGAGTCCCTGCCTTCCAAGCAGGTTGTTGCGAGTTCGAATCTCGTCTCCCGCTTTCGGATATCCGAAGTTTATCCGAATTTATACCTAGTATAAATATTTTACCTTTTGTAACAAAAGGTTATACAGGGAAATGTCGATTCCCTTTCATCTGTGGGTAACCATTCCACAAGTAAAAATAACGAGGTACAAACTAATGTTCAAATCCGCAATCGCACTTGCTGCCGCTGCTCCTTTGATGGCAGCACCTGCCCTTGCAGGTCCCTACGTCAACGTGGAAGCGAATGCTTCTTGGGCGGGCGACGATTACACCGGGGCGACTACAGACATCCACGTAGGTTATGAAGGCGAAGTCGGTGCTGCATCCTACTACGTCCAAGCAGGTCCAGCGATCGTTGCTGCTGATGGTGCTGAGAACAGCACACGCTTCTCTGGTAAAGCAGGTCTGGGTATTCCCGTTTCGGATGCTCTGAGTGCATATGGCGAACTCTCCTTCATCACTGCTGAAGATGAGTTCATGGATGATCTCGGCGTAGGTGGTAAGTTGGGCGTCAAGTACAACTTCTGATATAGACAATAATACATCTAGATGTACGGGGTTCCTGACGAGGGACCCCCTTTTTTTATGCTCTGTTTTAGAGGTAGTTAAAATTAAATTAACCTACTCTATATACTGCGGTTTACCTTTCGTTAACGACAGGATGCCCTTATCCTGTTATAATATTCAGGTAAACAAAGCAATTTACAAACACAAACAAATGAAAGCATTCGCAGTTGCCCTGCTCGGTTTGGCGGTTACCGCCCCCGCAATGGCAGGTCCATACGTATCCACCAAGTCCGAATTCAAGGGCGACGAGGATGGATACAGTAAAACAGTTCATCAAGCACGTATTGGTTACGGAACCAAACTTGAGAGTGGTATTAAGCCTTATATTGAAGTTGGTGGTGGTCTCTCCGCCAAAGATGGCGTAGAAGTTTTTGATGGCGATTCCTTCACTGTTGCTGAAGTTGGAGCAACTATTCCCATCACTGAGTCTTACTCTGCAAAGGCAAAGTTTGAGCATAAGTGGGGTCAATCTGATGCTCGCGATTGGAAGTTTGAAGTCAGCACCAAGTACAAGTTCTGATAGTAGATAAATGAAACTCAAAGCACTCGCAGCAGTTGCTGCTGCCACTCCTCTGATGGTTGCCTGCGGTAGCGCAGAGAAAACTTCTTTCAAATTGAATGGTGCAGGTGCTACCTTCCCTGCTCCACTTTATAATGCATGGTTCTCATCCTTTGCTCAAGAAACTGGAAATCAAGTGAATTACCAAGCAGTTGGTAGTGGTGCTGGTGTTCGTCAGTACACTGCTAAGACTGTTGACTTTGGTGCCTCTGATGGCGCTGTGAGTGATAAGAAGCAGAAACTGCCCATGGTTCATGTTCCCATGACTGGTGGTGCTATCGTCCCTGCTTACAATATGCCTGGTTGTGAAGCAAAGATGACTCAGACTCAACTTGCTGATGTCTTCCTTGGTAAGATCACCAACTGGTCTGAGTTTGGTTGTGCTGATAAGCAGATTGTTACTGTATGGCGTTCTGATGGTTCTGGAACAACCAAAGGATTTACTAACTCTCTGTCTGCTTTCTCTCCTGAATGGAAAGCAAAAGTAGGCACTGGTAAAGCAGTCTCTTGGCCAGTTGGTGTTGGTGGTAAAGGTAACAGTGGTGTTGCTGCTACTATCAAGAATCAACCTGGTGCAATTGGTTACCTGAACTATGGTTATGTGAATGGTGGTAAGTTTCAACAGGTTGCTCTGCAAAATAAAGCAGGAAACTTTGTCAAAGCAAATGCTGAAACTTCTGCTGCTGGTTTGAGTAAGATTGTTCTTGATGAACAACTTCGTGGAGCAGATCCAAATCCTGCAGGTGCCAATGCTTATCCGATTGTGTCCCTGACTTGGATTCTTGCTTATCCTGAATCCTCTCCTGGTGTTAAGGAAACTCTTCGTTATATGTTGAGTGAAAAGTCGCAAGGTCTTTCAGATTCTTTGGGATATGTACCTCTCCCAGAGTCTCTTCGACAGAAAGCACTTGCTGCTGTTGACTCCATTAAATAAGAATAGTATAATAGGGGACGTAAGTCCCCTTTCTCATGAAAATTAATCTCTGGTATTCCAAGAGTATGGGTCAATGGCGTTGGACACTCACTGATGATAAAGATATAAAGTGGATGGAAGCAGGACAACGCCCAGTTCTACGTGACGCAATGGAAGATGTTGCCAAAACCGTAGAGTATATGCTACAATATGAAAAGAAGGGTGAATAGCTCAGCGGTAGAGCATCTCCTTTACACGGAGGCGGTCGGGGGTTCAATCCCCTCTTCACCCATATAAATAAGTGAAAATGAAGACGTATATTTCGTCATACCATGGACACTATAAAGGTAAGGTGCCGCTCCTGTGGTAAGGAGTTGATTGGGCATCCTAGTAGAGCAATCTCTTGTGGTTGCTCAAATATGACTACTATTCGTGGCGATAAGATATCTGCGGTAGATCTGAGTCAGGTTGTTATGCTTAACTCTTATACTAGCAAGAGAGAGAATGTTCTTTCTTCAGAGGATGTTCAGTGGCAAGAGTCAAGAAGAAAAAGAAAAGTAAGAAAATTAGATTTTGAGGTACGATAATTACATATTTTCTTAATGTATGTTATGGGATGAACATATTGTGGCAATTTTTTAGGAATTAACTATTATAGCTATAGTGTATTTCAAAATAGAACTATGCACCCCGACGAATTTTCTAACTGGGTGAGAATAAAGGAAGCTCTTGAAGAGTCAGGAAATACTGAAAATTTCTATTACAAACGTGCTTGTGCTATAGTATCGGGAGGACCTGACCCGATGGATAATCTACCTAATGTCTCACAGGATGGATCAAATTAAACCAGCTCATTATGTCACTCGTGAAGAGTGTCAGGAGATGATCGATGATGCTATAAGAAAGCATAATCGTAATGCTGGAATTATTAGCATGTTTGTTGGATTCTTCGTTCTTGGACTCTTTAGTGAGGGTCTTCTGAGACTTGTTGGTGCCATTCCACCACTAGTGCCATGGCTTCATCCACATTTATAGATTGGTTGGGAGTTATTATGTTATTCCTTTTTGGAATAACAATGTTAATTCAGGGTCATTTTATATTTCATGGTAAATATGGATATAAACATACTGAACGTGAAAAACAAAAGATGACTAAAACTCGCAAGCAAGTAGAAGATCTATTAAAGAGTAAATGAACGCTGACGAAAAAAGAGAGTTCTACAAAGGACTCCGAGAGCGCATCAAACAACTTAGAATGGAACATCTATTTGAAGAACCATGTCCTTTATATGAGGATGATGATGAGGAAAATTAACACAATCACATTAAACATCACAGTTGCTATCTTAGACTTCCTATATCAAGGTCGTCACTTTCAGAGATTCTGGGTACTTGAGGAGATAGCACGGGCACCATACTTTGCTTTTTTAAGTGTGCTTCACTTGCGTGAATCACTAGGTTTGCGTGGGCAGTGGCACATTTACTTGATGAAACAGCACTTTGAGCAATCGGTAAATGAAACAGAACATCTGGAAATCATGGAATCTAGGGGCGGTAATGCTTATTGGATTGATCGCTTTCTTGCCAGACACCTCGTACTTGTCTATTATTGGATCAACGTGGTTTATTATTGGTTATCTCCTCGCGCTGCTTACCATCTCTCCTACGAAATAGAAATTCATGCTATGGAAACATACATGAAATATCTGGCGGAGGTTGATGAAACTGACATAGATATATGCAGCGTGATGAATGATGAATTGCATCATGCACAAGAATTATACGAAGCGATGAGGATTATTGATCCTGATCATTTAACAGTCAGAGAAAAAGATCGCGATCCATTTCCACCGGATGTAAGTGATTTAAGTTCAGTAACATTAGTATCATCGGAACAAAAATGAAAGTAGGTTTAATTGGATTAGGTCGCATGGGCGAGGGTATGTCTCGCCGTATGATGAAATCGGACATTGAAGTCTGGGGTTACAGGAGGAACTATGCAAAAGCTCAAGAAGCGTTTGAAGCAGGTTATGTCAGTGGAGTTGCCGCTTCTCTGGAAAGCCTTGTTCAAGTAGTCAAAGAGAAAGGTCCTGGTATCTTTCAACTTGTCATTCCCGCAGAATTAGTAGAGGACACACTTAATGAGTTATTACCATTACTTGGCGACGGGGATATTATTATTGACCATGGCAATAGCAACTTTAAGGATTCTCGCAGGAGAGCAGAAAGGTTGGCTAAGATGGGCATCCAATATCTTGACTGCGGTACTAGTGGTGGAGTTTACGGTCTGGAGCGTGGATACTGTCTTATGGTTGGTGGTGCAAGTGGCGCAGTATCTGTCTGTGCCCCCATTTTCCGCGCACTCGCACCAGGGATTGGTGCTGCAACCCGCACAGACCCTTACACAAACGCAACATCTGCTGAGTACGGTTGGTTGCACTGTGGTGGACCTGGCGCAGGTCATTTCGTAAAGATGGTCCACAATGGAGTAGAATATGGCATCATGCAAGCGTATGCCGAAGGGTTTAATATTCTCCATCATGGTGACCTTGGTTCCAAATATGTTAAGGAAGGGGATGCTGAGGTTGCTCCGATGGAAAATCCGGCAGACTATCAATATGATATTGATGTTGTTGAAGTGGCTGAGCTTTGGCGTCGTGGTAGTGTGGTTGGCAGTTGGTTGCTTGATCTTACCGCTGATGTATTACGGCACGATAATGACCTTAGCAAATTCGATGGAGGAGTATCAGACTCTGGTGAAGGTCGTTGGACTCTCCACGCTGCTGTGGATCTTGGTGTACCCACACCTGTCATATCTGCTGCCTTATTTGAAAGGTTTAACTCAAGACGACTTGGAGAGTTTGGAAACAAGATCTTAAATGGAATGCGGTACATGTTCGGAGGACACAATGTTCGGTGAGTTTCTCAAGTGGATTGCAATACCGTTTGTACTGGCCACGGTATATTTCGGGATACGAAAAGGTGAAAATAACTACTATGAAACAGACAAATACGATGGAAACGGAACCGCTCACTAAGGGTATTGTTATCTTCGGAGCAACGGGAGACCTTTGCAAGAAGAAACTAATACCGGCACTCTTCAAACTGTGGCAAAAAGGTTTGCTTCCAGACAACTACTTGATCATGGGTTCTGCCAGGAGAGAACCTACACCAGAACAATGGAAACAAAGTTTAGGTGATTATCCAGAGGAGTTTCTTTGGCACTTAGATTATCAGATGGCAGACCTGTCCATGGTTGATACCTTGAGACACCTGCCAAACTATGTTAATGACATCACTTACTTCTTATCCGTACCGCCAGAAAAATATGAGGATGCTATCGTCAATCTCAAAGAAGCAGGATGTCTCGACGACCCAGACCGCTCCCGTGTTGTTATTGAGAAACCCTTTGGGCACGATTATAAATCTGCTTATCATTTACAGTCTGTGGTTGAGCGACATTTACGCGAAAAACAAGTCTATCGCATTGACCATTATCTTGGTAAAGATACTGTCAACAATATTCTTGCTACAAGGTTTAGCAATATTCTTCTTGAACCACTTTGGAACCGTCAGTACATAGATGAGATTCAGATCTATGCAACTGAAACCTTTGGTTGTGATGGTCGTGCTCAATACTATGAGACTGCTGGTGCTGTTAGAGACATGCTTCAGAACCACATTCTGCAAGTTTATTCTCTTATTGCCATGGAACCACCTTGTAGAATGTCAGCAAAAGAAGTCAGACGGGAGAAGACAAAAGTCCTTGCCGCGACTAGACTTGGCACTGATGTAATTCTTGGACAATACGATGGATATCGTCATGAAGAGGGTGTTGATCCTAGCAGTTCCACTCCTACCTTTGTTGCTGGTACTTTATTCTGTGACAACTGGCGTTGGCAAGGAGTTCCTTTTCGCGTCTTAACAGGCAAGTGTATGCCATATGGATGTGTGGAGGTTGTTATCAAACTCAAAGAACCATCTCTGAAGTTGTATGAGGGTGAGGTAGGTGACCGTATCGTTATGCGTTTACAACCTAATCCCCACCTTGATATTCGTATGGAAATTAAGTCTCCTGGACTTAATGATGATTTGGAACTTGCCACCCTATCTCATGACTATCCTCAAGAGAGGGCAATTGATGGTTATGAAAAACTTCTTAGAGATGCTATCAATGGTAACCAGTCTAGTTTCGTACATGCCGATGAGGTTATGGAGTCATGGAGGATTGTAGATGATTTACTTTGTACTGGGGATTCTTGCCCCATACGTACTGCTCCTTACATCTATCATGCTGGTACATGGGGACCAGTACACAAAACAGAAAGAATAACTAATTGGGATTATCCAGCATGACATTATTGTTTATAGTAACTTTTATTACAGTGCTAATTGTTGGAATGCAGTTAACATGGCCAGGTAGATACCGAGGTTAAAATGGATGACAAAGAAAAGGAGAAACAAAAAAGAATAAAAGAAGTAGCAAAGCACCTTCATCCTCACGATGATGAACCTGATCCTACTGCATATATGGGAAATTATAATTTTCCTCAGATGCTTTTTGCTTTTTGCCTTGGATTTGTAACCATGTTTGTCTTATCAGTAAATGAGATAAACGAATTTAAAGGATGTCCTTTTCCCGAATATTTCAATGAACCACGAACAAACACAACAAAATCACCCTGAATCAGAGCAAGCACCATTTCCAGAATCAGAACAACAAGGTCACGAACAATCATGACACACGTTCAACTGTTTGTCCGATCAGTAATGCAAACCCCTTGGTGCCTTGGCGTCATGGGGTTCTTTCTTGTATTTGTTCCCATTATTGGTATGCACCTTATTCACAAATATGGTTGGGAACATTGGGAACCATTTGCCAAACACCACAAATAGTGTTATACTTAATGAGTTGAAGGTCAGTGTTCAAGGTGCAATACTCTTGTTAGTATTCACGACATAATACTCTTCAGCTGCGGTGACCCCCTTGGTAGTTCAGGGTTAGCGGCGATAGGAACTACCACATCGGAATGTAGCTCAGTTTGGTAGAGCACTCGCTTTGGGAGCGAGATGTCGCAGGTTCGAATCCTGTCATTCCGATTGCCAGATCCTCTGGCATCTTGACTATATAGAGTCAAAACCTTATAATACAAAGGTAAACCAAACATAACGATGGCACTGACTGAAAAATTCAAAAAAGACATCAGCACTCTTCGTGCTGCTGCTAATGGCGAAATTTTCCTTGATGTAAAGAATCCGAAACTTTTCAAAAAGGTGCGCCGCTTCTATGAAAATAATGGAGTGGTGTTTTCAGGAGAACCTCTAGATGATTATGAAATGTTGATGGAGCAGATTTACGCTGATCTTGAGACTGTTGAAGTCCCGGAACGACTCTAAATTTGCCCTGGTCGGGATGGTCTTATGACCCTCGGAGTTTCTTGCTTCTCTCAAGAGCAAGTGGTGCGGATGGGGTTTTATACTCCCGCCCAGTTTCTTGCTTCTGGATAAAGAGCAAGTGGCGTGCATGTAGACCTGAGGGGATGGTTGTATAAACCATCCTTTTTTGGTATAATGTTATAGTAAATTATCAGCAACATGAAAAGAGCTCTTGTTACTGGTGGTGCTGGTTTTATCGCTCATCACCTTATATCGCAAATTCTGAAGGGCACTGATTGGGAAGTTGTAACACTTGATCGGTTGGACTTCAGCGGTAATCTGAATCGTCTTCAAGATATCCTTACAGAATTTTCTCCTGAAGATAGGTCTCGTGTAAAAGTTGTCTTTCATGATTTGAAAGCAGCAATCAACCCTCTCATCGCTGCTGACATCGGACGTGTAGACTATATCCTTCACCTTGCTGCGGGTTCTCATGTAGATCGTAGTATTGAATATCCCATGGAATTTGTCATGGATAACGTTGTAGCAACCTGCAATATCCTTGACTATGCCCGTAGTTTGGATCACCTTGAAAGGTTTGTGTATTTCAGTACTGATGAAGTCTTTGGTCCTGCTCCTAACGGAATCAATTATCTGGAGAACGACCGATACAACTCCACTAATCCCTACAGCGCAACGAAAGCGGGTGGTGAAGAACTGGCAGTAGCATTTGAAAATACTTATGGACTGCCTGTCTACATTACTCACACGATGAATGTCTTTGGTCAGCGTCAGCATCCAGAGAAGTATATTCCGATGTGTATCAAACGTATTCGTGATGGTGAGATTGTCACCATTCATAGTGATGAAACTAAGACTATCCCTGGAGCACGTCATTACATCCACGCTGAAGATGTCTCAGATGCCCTGTTGTTCCTTCTGGCGCAAGATACTGTAATTGAGAATGGAAACTATGGTGGAGCAAAGTGCCCTAAGTTCAATATTGTTGGTGCCGAAGAACTGAATAATTTGCAACTGGCACAGATTATTGCTGATGTTCAAGGTAAAGAACTTCGGTACAAAATGGTTGACTTCCACTCTACTCGTCCCGGTCATGATCTTCGCTATGCTCTCTCTGGTGAGAAGATGCGTCGTATGGGTTGGGAACCTCAAGATATCCGAGAGCGTATCGCAGAGGTTGTTGAATGGACTCTCGCTAACGAACGCTGGATCAAACTATGAAAACTGCCCTAATTACGGGTATCACTGGACAAGACGGATCATACCTTGCCGAACTACTCCTTGAAAAGGGATATGAAGTGCATGGTATTGTCCGTCGTTCTTCTTTGATTAATACCCATCGTATTGACCATATCTACGATAATCCAAATCTGACAC